TTGCTGGCGGGGCAGGAGCAGCCGACATCCTTCGTGAAAAGGGTATTTTAAATATAATAAAGACTTCTCGGGGGCTTACTGATTTAGCTAAAACAACATTACCTGAGTTTAGAGAGGCATTGATACACACCTTACAAGACCCAGTTGTTGGAATCGAGGGGAGTACCGATAGATTATCGAAAACCTTTGGTGGGGCGATGTCTAATATGAAGGATGCAGCTACAAGATTATCGGCAAGAATTGGAGATGACCTATTGCCAGTAATGAAGGAATTAGTCCAAAAAACAAAAGAATTTTTAGATTCGTTAGATGCAGACGATATAAAGGAATTTGGTACTACTATTGCTGGCCTAACTATAGCATATGTTGGCTATAAAACTGCGGTAACCTTGGCGAAATTAGAAACTGAAAAATTTCAAGCTACATTAATCAGGACTGGTTGGGGGGCTGCTATAGTTGGGATAGGGATTATAATAGGTGATTTAATCAGAATTCCCCTTACACTTTCAAAGGCCAGAGAAGAAGCGCAGAATTTAAAAGATGCAATGTCTCTTGAAGATCAAATAAAAAGCCTGAAAGAGCAGATATCATTAGAGCAGAGGGCTACCCAGGATTTAATAATTAAAAAGAAGATGATGGGATTTTTAACGGATGGAGAAGAGACCCTATTGTCTTTTGGCAAAAAAAGATCATTCCAGTTAAGGGTTGATTTAATGCTATTAGAAGCACAATCCAGGGAAGTTGAGACAGTAAAAAGGAAGGTTGGAGAAATAATTGATTTATCAAAAGACCAAAAAGCATTAAAGGAAATAGCCAAGGCCAATCAAGAAATCTACAAGGATAATATTGACTTCCAATTGAGTGCAATCGATGGGCAAGCTGAACATTTTAGGCAAATGAAATTAGATGAGGTTGCAATTACCGAATGGACTGAACAGGCCAAGACCGATGTTGTGTCTAAGCACCTTGAGGAACGAAATGCATTATATGGTTCTTTCATGTCTGGGTATGATACATTCGTTAACTCATTAACTGATATGGAAATGTCTGGTGCAGAACGTACAAAAAAGGTCTGGGAAGCAACAAAGGCTGGGTTTGTACAAATATTAGGGGAAATGCTTAAAGAGAAAATAAAGGCACTTATTGTACAACAAACTGTCACTAAAGCATCAACTGTAGCTGCACTCGCAACAAATAAAGTTACCGCAACTGCGCTTGCCTCACAGTACGCAATACCAGCCTCATTGGCTGCAACTGCCTCATTTGGGACCGCAGCAGAAGTTGGGTTAGCGGGCATTATGGCAAGTATAGCTGCGACTAAGGGTGTGGCTGCGTTTGCAAAGGGTGGTGATTTTATTACAAGTGGGCCTCAAATGATTATGGTTGGTGACAACCCTGGCGGTCGTGAGCGAGTACGGGTTGATCCATTATCATCTGGTGCATCTGGGGATTCAGTCTCAAACCAAACTGTAGTTCATATACATGGTGGCATAGTAGACCCTGATTATATCAATAACACATTAATACCCGCCATTAATTCAGCAGGAGAAAGAGTTGCTTAGTTTTTCTTCAAATCTCTCAAGCATACTTGGGAAAGATTCCACACAAGGATATTGGTATGCTAAACTTTATTATGATGGTGAGACTAACTTTATTGGTGTGTCAGGTAAGGATCGGACTATTGGATCAGATTTCTATCATGGAATAGTATTGAGTTGGGGTTCACTAAGGCAGGCAACTAAGATTGATAGCTTTGAAGTAAGTGACCAGGGGATATCTTTAAAATTAGCAAATACCCCTAAAGCTATTAATGGGGAAAGATTCTCAGACCTATATTCAACATATGGGTTCACTAATCGTAAATGGGAATTATTCTTAGGTGATGAAAGACTTAGTAGTGGGTCTGATCATCAAAAGTTAGCCACAGGGATTATCGGTGGAGATACCAAATTTGATATAACAAACTTTTATTTAACATTAAATAACATTAGGAATAAGTTTGACATAGAGATTCCAACTACAAAGATTACAAGTTCAGATGCACCAGATGACAACATTGGTAAACCGATACCATTCGTATATGGTGATTTTGATAGGCAATCAGGATTACCTTCAGTATTTGAAAGACACTCTGGTTCTAAGGCACCTATGATAGTAACAAGCCAATGGGATGTCACGAATGGTGGTGTTTCAGCCAAGGCTGATACTGAGGTCCTTCACACACTCAGAGATAAGAATATATACATCTATAACAATGGGGCATTCGCATCTTTCGATGACTCTTTAGTAACAATTACAAACCCGAATGCATATGTTAGTGGGAATGCATTACAAGTGGCTCAGTTTGTTACGGGGGTAAGTGAGGTAGCGAACTTTGATACATCAACAACAAAGGTTCTGTCTTCGGATAACAACTCGGTAGAGTTTTCTATTGGGGTACCTGAGTTCCCAGATTTAGGGACTAAGAGTTCATTGATATTAGTCACAGATCACACCGATGACTTCTATTCCCCTGGATCAACAGATTATTTTGCATTGACTAATAGTGCAGGCTCTGTGATTAACAATATCACTTCATCATCCACTTCCTTCACAGGGGGCACATCATATATAGGTAGTACAGTTAAAATTGTACTGAATAGTTCTGATTCAGGGAGCAGTTTTGATGCAACATTCAGAACAATTATGGTAATTCTCTCATATACATTTGAAGATTCTATTGTACAGAGAAAGACTATGTATGTTACTCCGACTGCAACTGCAAGGGCTGATGGTAAAACATGGGAAAGTGGGGCGAGGGAAGACCCAAGAACATTTCGATGGACAGAAGAGTATAATATCCCCCAAGATGTTATGTTTTATTATGGCAGTATGAAGGGAAGGAAGTATAATTCCAACCTCACTTCAGGTAGATCCAATGGTTATGCTACATCAGATTTTATTGAGAATCCTGTATATATGGTTGAGGATATTGCCCGAAAGTTTATGGGAGCAGGGGTGGACACCACAGACTTTGATTCCTGTGGGACCAAAACCACAGGCACACTCAAGAGCATATTCAACACCACTAATGCAAGTGATGTGAAATTTAGATTTTCTCATTATGCATTTGAAGGTGCCGAAGATGTATTAAAAAAAATCTGTAGGCAGAGTGGGTTGTTCCACACTTATAATGAGTCAGGGGATATAAGAATATTTGGCAGGAAGAGAGCCAGTTCATATGTGTCAGGTGATGTGACTCAAACATTAGACTTTAATGACTTTACTTTAGGTGGTGTCTCTATGACCCCAAGTAATATGCTCAGAAATAAAGTGACAGTTAAGTATGATTATGATTATGGGCTCGATGATACAACGAAAGAAACAAGCGTAGCTAACGACAGTACGAGCCAGGGGGCCACAAGTAGTGGGAATAATAAAGTCAATGAGTTGATATATGACAGTCCTTATATATCTGATCAAACAACTGCTGAAAATCTAAGGGACACATTACTTGATTATTTTAAGAACAGGAAGACCATCATTGAACTTGAGACATCAAGGCTTAAATATTCCAATATTGAAGTAGGTGATATTGTAGATATCTCAAATTTCCCAAGTGGGATAAAGGTTTTCGGGACTGCATTATCAAGTAGTGATTATTTTATGGTAACAACGATTAGTCTATACCCATCAGGGGTTAAGCTAACACTAACTCAGGTATCTTAATGGCAAAGAAATTTATATATCCAGATCCAAATATGTACGACAGCGGGGCAGTAAGGGGTGGCGCTATAACGGGCGGTGATACAAAAACATGGGTAGAGAATTCATCTGCAATTTCAAATGTTGATAGGGTGGCCGATCAAAATATTGGGTCGGTTATTAGTAATGTGGCACAATATGATACGATAAGAATCGATATGGGTAGTGGTTTTTCATGTGATGCTATTGCATTCTACCATACAGCGGCCGAAGATAATGATTTAGAAATATATGCAAGTAACTCAGCGAGTACCTTTGAAACCAATGACCCCGGCAATGATGATCATATCGCTTCAATAACAGCCGACTTCACAGCAGATATTTGGCAAGTTACAGATATAACCATCACTTCAAAAAGATATGTTTATATTTACAATGGGACAGCGGCAGAGTGGGATTATTGCTCTGAAATAATGGTGGGGACCGCATACACATTCGGTCAGAGTTTCGACCTTGGGAATAAGCAGGGGAAAATACATGGTGTGGATGTGGTAGAGTCATATGGTGGTTATGAGTTTGCTAACAAAAGGCACGAAGGGAAGAAGACTTGGGATTTTAAATTCAGCAGCATCTCAAGTTCTATGAAGACTTCTTTAGAATCCCTTAGAGATGCGGTGGATGGGGATCATCTTAAATTTATATATTATGATGGGACTAACTATCATTGGGTCAGGGCAGATGGTGGTTCTTTCCAGTTCTCAGAGTCTGCTTATCAAGTATATGATACTAATGTTAAACTGAGACAACAGATTGGCTGATAAATTTTATTATGATTCTGTAGAACTTGACACAATTGATGAGAAGATTTGGGGTGGTGGCCCATCGGATTTTATTACATCTGATGGTAAAAACTTTATCACATCAGGCGGTAGTCAACTTGTAATAGGTTCTGGTCTTTTAGATGCTGATGTTATTAGTATCCCAAATGCCCTTATAGATCAAAGAATCGGATATCTCAGAGCTGTAAATTCTGCTACCGGGGTTCGCATTTCACTAAGTGAAAGTAAGACTATTGACTTTATCGCAATATATACTGGCTCTGTAACCGTAGCCCCAACGATTAATGTTTTAGGAAGTTCCGACTCATCT